ATTGAGAAATATGAGGTGACGCCTGAAGGTTATCTTCGGGCATGGGCCTCTATTGCTCGCACTGGTATTCAGCTCTATACAGATGCTGATGGTTCAGTGCGTCGCGAATATAGACCTGAAGAAGAAGTGGCCTCTCCCGCGAGCCTAGCCTCTTTTGCTGGCAAGGCCGTAACCGCCGAACATCCGCCCGTTCTTTTAGATGCTAACAATACTAAAGACTACCAAGTAGGATTTAGCAGCACTGAAGTGGTGTATGACAATGGTTTCGTCAAGGCTGTGATGACAATCACAGATCAAGACGCCATTGATCGTATTATGCGCGGCGATGCTCGTGAAGTTAGCGCTGGTTATCGAGTCAGTTATGACCCTACACCTGGCGTTACCGATAGCGGTGAGCATTACGACGGCATCCAAAAGGAAATCGTTGGAAATCACATCGCCGTTGTTCGACGGGGCCGTGCTGGCCCACAGGTGAAGCTCCATCTTGATCGACAAGATGCTGCTGACCCCTCTTTAATTCAAAACACCGAGGAACGTCTTATGACTGCAAAAGTCGTATTTGACGGCGCCGAGTTTGAGGTGAGTGAGAGCGTTGCTCTTGCGATCACCAAAGAACGGGAAGATGGCCGTATGTCTTACGAAGACATGAAGAAAAAGTACGATGGCATGGTGACTGAAGCTTCCAAAATGAAGGAAGAAATGGATGCCATGGAAAAAGAAATGAAGGGCAAAATGGACGCTGCCGAAGGTCGCGCCGATGCCCTAGCTGAGCAAATTGAAGAGCTGAACGCTGAACTGGTAGCTTCCAAGGAAATCAATCTTGATTCCATGGTGGAAGAGCGCGTTGCTCTCATCGAGAAGGCTAAGCCTGTTCTCGATGCTGCTTACGCTTTCGCTGGCAAAACTGCCCGTGAAGTGATGGTTGATTCCATTAAGGCAGTACGTGGTGACGAGCTTGATCTTTCCGAGAAGAGCGATGACTACGTGCAAGCAATGTTTGATACTCTCTCTGAGGGTCGCAAAGATTCTGCCACCACTGATGAGCTGCGCAAAGTCGTAGCTTCCATTGCTTCTCCCGTGTCTGCACCTTCGTCCTATATGGACATGCTGCAGAATGCTTGGAAGAAGCCCCTTTCCATCTCCAAGGAGGCTAAGTAATTATGGCCGTAACTTTCTCTGCTTCGGGCACCGCCTCCGCTGGTGGCGTGCAGCAGGCTTATAGCCTGCAGCACAATGCACTGCTGGAAGGTCAACTGTCTGACATCCGCGACAACACTATCACCACCCGGCTCAACGAGACCGGCGCTGTTATTCCTTTTGGCAATCTGGCTGTGTACAACACTGCTGGCACTGTTGCCAATTCTGCTACCACCATTTCTGGCACTTCTGATACCGTGCTGGGCGTTAACGTCCTCACCTATGTTGATGAAACCGCTCTGGACGCGAACAATCGTCCTGGCGTGAAGAACCAGCAAGCCATGAATGTGGCTAATGAAGGTGCAGTTGCCGTTTATGTGACTGGCGCTGTTACTCCCGCATCTCCCGTGCGTGTGCTGTATTCCGCTAGCGGCACTGGCAAGGCCGGTCAGTTCTCTCATGCTTTTGCATCGGGCAAAACTGTTCGCCTCGCTAACGCTCGTTTCCTCACCTCCACTACTGGCAGCGGCCTTGCTGTTCTGGAGCTGAATGGTCCGAGCTTCACCCTCTCTGCTGATTCTTGATAGGAGGCTCTTAAAAATGTCTGAATTCCGTATGGATGATGCGGGCCTGTTCCTTGAGCGTCAGCTTGAGTACATTCGCCCCCAAGTTTTTGAAGTGCAGTATGCGGATATTAAATATCCCACTGTTCTTCCCGTCACTGCTGAAGCTGGTCCTGGCGCCCAGACCTTCACCTATCGCATCATGGACTCCACTGGTGAGTTCCGTCTGATTGCGGACGCTGCCGATGATCTGCCCCGTGCTGACATCAGCCAAGTGGAGAAGAGCATCAACATCCGTTCTTTCGGTGGCAGCTTTGGCTACACCGTGCAAGAACTGCGTGCTGCTCAAATGGCGAACATCGCCCTGGAGCAGCGTCGTGCTGCTGCTGTGCGTCGTGCCTATGAAGAGAAAGTGGAGAGCCTGGCTTTCTTCGGCGAAAGCTCTGTGGGTCTCGCTGGCTTCTTCAACAACTCAACTGTGGACGTTGTTGCTGCTGATAAGTGGTTCACCACTGCCGGCACCACCGCTCAGGAAATGCTGGAACTGCTGAACTATGGCGTGACTGCCATTATCAACGGCTCCAAGATGAAGGAACAGCCCGATACCATCTTGCTGTCCTACGCGGATTACAACAAGATTAGCACCACTCGCAATTCCGACTCTTCGGACGTGACCGTGCTTGAGTACTTCCTGCGTACCAACCCTTATATCCGCAACGTTGAGCCCATTAACCAGTTGGAAGCTGACAACAGCCCGCTGAACACAGACCGCATGGTGGTGTACAAGCGTGATCCTGAGAAGGTGCAACTGCACATTCCTCAGCCCCTTGAGCTGTTCCCGCCCCAGCAACGTGGTCTGGAATTCATCGTTCCTGCTCATGCCCGTGTGGGTGGTGTTGCTCTGTACTATCCCAAGAGCATGATCTACGTTCAAGCGTCTAGCTGAGGATAGTTAATCAAGAAGATGGACGTTAAGCTATTAGCAATTGTTTTTCTTGAACAATGCTGATTGCTTATCGTCCCGAACTTGAAAATCCCCCTCGTGATGCAGGGTTTGGCATTATTACCAAGAGCGGGCTCATTCAACTGACGCCTGGTCTTAATCAGGAAATTCCTGATGAAAAATGGAAGGAAGCGAAGGAAAACGGCACTGTTAAAAAGCTTCTTGCTATTGGTGCCATTGAAGAAATGAAAGAACAAGTGATGGTAGAAGACCTGCCTGAAAATGTTCAAAGCCTTAGCGAACTTCCCCTTACGCAAGCTATTCGCGCCATTGAACTCATCCATGATCCAGATCGTCTGGCAGATTGGAAGAAGATTGAAGGGCGCATTCGCGTGAGGAATGCCATTGCAAAGCGCATTGAAGCCATTCGTATTGGGAAAGCCTGATTATGGCAGTTACCTACGCAAGCTTTCTTGAGCGCTTTCCTGAATTCAGTCCACATCCTTCTGGCATTGTTAATGGTGCCATTACGGAAGCTTCTTACGATGCTTCTAGTGATGTATTTGGGGATCAAACTGATAGGGCAGTCAAATTTCTTGCTGCTCATATTATTGCCATTCAACTTGCTCAAATGGGCATTCAAATTGGTGCCACTGATGGCAAGGTATATGGCGAGGGGCTTGATGCCACTCAATACGGTCAGGAGTTTAAACGAATGACCAATAATCTTCCTCTTTCTTCCGTTGGGTTTGTCGTGTGAGTAATTTCCTGGAGCCACTTGCTAATGCCACCTTGGTGTTTCATGTGGCTTCGGGCTATGCTCTTGATAGCGAAACTGGTAATTATGTTCCGGTTTCTTCTGGTGTGACGTTTTACGCCACGCTTAAGCAAAAGCAAAATCCCCGTTACGACCAACTATTGGGGGCTGATCTGACTGCTGTCTACATGGAAGGCAGGATGACCAGTCCCCTCACGTTGTCTGGCGTGACTGTTGGTGATAGTGCTCAGGCAATTATCAATGGAAGAGAAGGAAGGTTTGAACTATTGCCGAATGAACAAATTGCTATTCACTATTGGCAATTCTTAGGCACGCCAATTAGGGGAATTTTTAGACTAATTGGCAAAGGAAGCGTGGACAACGCTTAACTCTCTTCTTTCATTGAGGAATTTCTCATGCTCTACCATCCCACTGAGCTAGTGAAGAGCCAGGACGTGATTGTCCGCGTGGGCTCCATTGGCGGCACTTCTCGTCCCATCATCACTCAAAGTGGTGCCACTTTCACCGTTAGCGGCGCTCCTACTCTCTATACTCTGCAGGCAGCTACTACTGCCTCTGTTGCCTTTAACGATGGCAACCAAGAATTTTACCTGCTGGGCGGCGGTGGTTTTGCTGATAGCGTGATCACTACCAGTCAAGCCACTGCTTCCATTACTTCCTACTTCCAGAAGGATGTTGATGGCACTGTGTTCCTGCCGAACAGCTTTGATGAAGCTTTCCAGGCAGTGAGTGCTAGCCGTTACGACAAGAACCACGAAGTGTACGTGGAGATTAATAAACAGCTTGGCGCTTCTGGCAACACTTACTACTATGATCGCGTGGCATTTGTTGCTTGCGTGATGAACTACAACGAGAGCTATCCCGCTGATAATCTCGTGGAAGTGACGTTTGATCTTACCAGTCGTGGTCGCATTGGCATTCATCAGAATGCCTCTGAAACTGGCAGCATCATCCCGACAGCTCCTAATTCCTGATTCTTCCATTGAATCTTCGCTAGCCTGTCCCTACGGGGACAGGCTTTTTAATGAACATTTCACAACTGCGAGAAACTGTTACTGAGCTGCTTTCTGCATCGCCTAATCTTATTGGCACTTATACACTGCCAAATAATTCAACGCTTCCTGCTGTGTATGTAGTGGGCAGGCAAAGCGTACCAAAGGAATGGAAAGCGAAAGGGCTAGAAGTGACCATGCGAGAATTCCCTAATCGGCTACCTCGCGCCATGGTAGGAATGGTGCAAGTTAATCAGTTGTGGGAAGTGAGACTGGCCCAGTTTACGCCAAGCAGTGCCACATTAAATGAAGCGATGGAAAGAATGGTTAGGAGGTTTCCTGATTGCACTCCGTCATACTTTCCTGGCGACGATATTGCCTACGAGCAATGTAAATTTATCATTCCTGATCGCATTGTTAAACAATTGTATCCAGCAAGCTAATGTCGGCAATTATCACTGGTGGTAGTTTTGTTAATCCTGAAGACCTCGTCAATAAGCTTGCAAAAGCTTTTAAAACTTGGACACGCTTTGATGTGAATGATCACTTTCGTGATCAATTCTTTGAGGAGAAATGGGATTATGGAAGGGATACGAAGAGGAAAAATGGAGACTTTGTTAATGCAGGTGTTCGTGATATTTATGATCTTGGCGATCTTTACAAGAGTGGAAGAGATAGCTTTGACGTGTCTTTGTCTTCATCTGGCGCTGAAGCCACTTGGAATTGGGACGCCACCAATAGCAGCGGCCAGCCTTATGCTCGATACGTACACGACGCATTGAGAGGAACAAACGTGCCATTTGCTAGACCATGGACTCAAGATGTTGCCATTCCAAGCCGGTTTGAGCAAAGCGCTATTAAACAACGGCTTCTACAGCGCATTCGTTCTGCGATGGGACGATGAAAATCGACTATTTATGGAGTGCTGATAATACAGTACATGCCATTAATTGCTTGATTGATGGCGCTGCTTTGGAAGTGGGCATCCTTTGTCTTGTTTCTTGCAGGGAAATGACCATTAGAATTAGCAACGACAATCATTCAATGCTGATTGAAGTGCCGCCAGAATTTCGCTCTTCTCATGAGCGAGTGAAGGTGTTCAACGCATTGTTAAACATTCTCGATCATGAGCAAATACAGCTTCCTAGTTCAAACCAAGACTGAAGGCTATTTTGAGCTGCTGCCCGAAATCCGTCTGAAGAAATATGGCAGTTGGCTTGTTGCTGAATCCATTGAGCAGGAGGAAATCAGCAAACTGCAAAGCCAAGCTACTATTCGTGCTGTTCAGCTTGCGAAGCGCATTGCCGCCTCCCGTGAGATTCCCTTGGACGAGGCCTTTGCACTGTTGCAGGGCGGTGGTTCCATTTCAGAAGCTGAGCTGCTCTCTGAGTTCACGGAAGAAACGCTGAGTATGATTACCAGCGGATCATCGGTGGAAGCCACTAATGCCCGTATGGTCACTGCCTTTATTCGCTCTCGTGGCCAAGGCCTTATTGATGGCGAATGGCAAGATCTTGGCGATTGGGAGATTGAAGACACCAAAAATCTTCCCCGCAAAGCCATTGCAAAAGTGGTTGAATTTATTGCTGAAGAGCAAAATGCTGAGACGCAGGAGGCTGTAGAAGCAAAAAAAGCAGCGAAGAGGAATGGTCCTCAGTAGCAGAAAGGCTTGAAGCACAAGCCAGAAAGCAGCTTAAGAGCCTGACAGATTGGAACGAAATCTATTTCAGGCTCTCAGCTTCCGACTTTAAGGACGAGCGATGGAGTGCCAAGAATTTTGGCCTCCAGAGGCTTGATGACGTTAAGAGTGCGCTGAAATATCTTGATCGTCATGACATCGCAAAATACAATGTCAGCAGCGTTGCCGTAGCCAAGCTTGGCACAATGGCAGCAGGAATGATGGCGGGAAGAAAGAGTAAGGTGAAGCCGGAAGATTTCCTGCCGTTTGATACGAAGCAGATCAAGAAAGAAGATGGCGTGACGGATGCAAGCTTGATTGTTCTGCAGCGTTTAATGAAGACAAGAAAGATGGATGGGCGCGTTATTGCGTTACTTGCTGATGAGATGAAGGCTTTTGCTGGACGTAATCAAGAGCAATGATTATAGAATGGAGACAATAATGAGTAGCTGAAGATGGCAGGTCAAAATGCTGATATGACCCTCAAGGTGGGTCTTGACCTTAATTTCTTCAAGCAAGAATTGCTAAAGGCCACTTCCTCTCTTGCGGGACAGCCGATTGATATTAACGTTCGTTTTAATAAAAAAAGCGTTGCAGATCAATACAGACTGCTAAGTCGTTACCTTGGCGGCAAGAAGTCTTTTGACGTAAAAATTGAAAGCAATACTTTAAATGTGCTAACCGATAAAGTCGCTAATTTTCAGAAAACTTTAAAAGCGCTTAAAGATGAAAAAATTAAGCTGAGTATTAATGCATCAGCTAATGTTGAAAAATTCAGCAAAGAAAAAGTTCGCAAGATACGAGCGCAAATTTATAGGGATATTGTGTCCGGCGGGGCGGGCGAAATTCAACTCCCAACAAAACTTGCCACTCCCAAAACGGCTGCATTTATTAAGGAACTTTCTAGACAGGCGCAAGTTACCATTGGAATCAAGAATGGCGCCACTGGTAAAGAGGCGAGAAGTGTACTAGATGCCATTCAAGCACGTATTCAATCCGATCAGAAAATCAAACAGGGAGGCGGAAAGCTTCGTATTCCCACGAGCATAAAAGCGTCAATCAATAATGCTGATGTTTCTGAATTCAAAAAAGTAGTCAATGAGAAACTGGGCAACATTGCAATTAAGATAAAAGCTGAAGTTGACATTGCAAAAACTCCTTCTCAAATCCAAGCCGAAGTGGCAAGGAAAATGGAAGACATCGCTCGCATTGGCGCTGAGCGAATGGCCGGTGGCGGGGTTACGGAGACTGCGCGACGCGAGCAATTCCGCACTGCAATCACAGGAGAAGGCATTGGAAGCTTAAAAAATATTGCTAGCCAAGTTGGAGTGAAGGGCGCTTATAAGTACAAAAGCGATACAGCGGCTGCATTGATTGACAAACTTGTTCAAGAAGCAAGCATTGAGGCTATCACTAAATATCTTGATCCTCAAGCAATGATGAGGAATCCAGATAGGAGCGGATTAAATAAAGTTCTTGATACTTTTGCTAGGGGACTATTCCAGATGCTTGGAATGGATCCGGCGACTATTCGTCGTGAAATGGCGCAACAACGCGCTTTGCCTGGCGTCAATTTCCCCGCAACCATTCCACAAAGAAACATCCCCATTGGACCATCGGGAACTGGCAGGGCTTTGCCTGCTGGCGCGTCTGCTGCTGGCCTAATAGGAGGCGCGAGGCCGCCTGCAGGACTACTGCCTGCAATGTCAGTACAGTCTCAAATTAAGGCCGCTGTTGACGCTTTAATCGCACAACAAGGTCCACGAGCATTGCCTTCCGGCGGCGGACAACTTGTTGATACAAAACGCATTTATGCGGCGCTTCGCAAGAATTTAGACGAGATTCTACAGCGTCAATTTACAGTCATTGATACTGAAGTGCGCGAGACGTCTTCTGGCATCAAAGACGCAATGGGGGCGTTTGCGTATCTTGTTCAAGCGTTAAAAGACGCGGAGGCGAGAACGAAGGACGCAAGAATTGACGATGCTGTTTCTTCGTTGATGCGCGAAATCGAGGGCGCTATCAAACTGGCGCAATCGCGTGCTCGAATTATTCCGGCACAAGTGGCTGATCTTGGGACTTCGCAAAGAATGTTACAAGGACAGCATATTGCTGGCTTGCTTCCCGCTGGTGTCGGTCGCGCTCCGAGCCCATACGCAACTGGCGCCATTGGAGGTGAAACGAGAGTTGAAATGATGGCTCGTCGTGAGCGTGAAGCTCGCATGCGTTCTGACTTGCGTGGCATAGATGTAATGGGAGGTGGCGCTGGACGCGCCCCTGCTCCTTATTCGCAAACATATAGAAGTGCTCGCTCATTAAGTGCCATTGTTCCTTATGCGGCGGGTGGCGCTATTGTTCCGCAACCATCAATGACAGGAGGAGGAGCAATTCCCCCTAGTGGCGGAGGAGGCCGATTTGGCGGCACTGGAGGAATGGGAGGCTTCGGGCGTGCGATGGGAGGTTTTGGAAATCTTCCTGGTGCTGGCACCATCAAAGAACTTGGCAGTGAATTTGCATTTGCAACAAAACAAGTGCTTCTGTTTGGTCAAGCATATAAGCTTTTAGCGTTTATTCAAGACTTCCCATCGCAGGTGGCAAACGCAGTAAGTCAACTCCAAAATTTTCGCAACACTCTTGACGCTATTACGCCATCCGCGCAAGAGTTTTCAACTTCAAATAAATACATACTATCTTTAGTCGATCAATATAATATTCCTCTTCAATCGGCAAGAGATGGATTTACAAAATTGTATGCGTCAATGAAGCCAGCGGGTTTTTCGGGACAAGAAATTCGTGGCATTTTTGAAGGCATTTCAATGGGCGCGGCTACATTTGGAATGAGCGCAGACAAGGTTGATCGTGTTATGTATGCTTTTGCTCAAATGGCAAGCAAGGGGCAAGTTATGAGTGAAGAGCTTAAAAGTCAACTTGGAGATGTTCTCCCTGGCGCGCTCGCATTATTTGCAAAAGCCGCAAAAATGAGCGTGCAGGACTTTAGTCAAGCGATGGAAGATGGCGCGTTTAAAGGTGATGCAATGAAGCAATTGCTTGTTAATGTTGGCGCCACGATGAAAGATGAGTTTGGCAAAGGCGCTGTTGGTGCTGCAAGTACATTCCAAGGCGTAATGAACAGGCTTCAAACAACAGTTCAACTTTTTTATGAAACATTTGAACCTGCAGCAATTTTGTTTGCCAATAAGTTTATTTTGCCAATTACTAATGGTGTGCGCATTGTTACTGATGCTTTTAATTCATTAATATCTAAACAAGAAGCCGTCACTGAAGGTGGATCTCAGCTTGCTGCAAGCATGCAATCTATCATTCCATCGCTGCAAGGCATTTGGCAAAATATGCAAATGGCGGGTCAGGCTATAAAAGGCGTCGCAAACGCTTTAGCGCCTGTCTTAAAGGGCTTTTTACAAATATTGTCTTTACCTATAGTTGGAGTGTTTGCCCAAGTTTACACGACCATTTTGCTTCTCAATGGAGCGTTTACGTTGCTTGGGGGCAGGATATTAGCGGGCTTAATTGTATCATTAGTTCAAACTATTGGCCGAATGACCGCATTAAATATGGCCACAATTGCAACCAACAGCACATTGGCTGGCACTCAATTGCAATTAAGGCTTTTATCAAGCGGACTAGCCGCTACTGGTGGCGCTGTTACAGCATTTGCCTCTGTCGTTAGAACTGCAATGCTTACAACTGTCGTTGGAGCAATTGCAACTGCTGTTACTTTTGCTGTATCAGAATTTGTTCGTCTTCGGGGAGTGATGGATGATATCGCTGGAAGATACAAAAATATTGGAGACCAAGCTCGTCTAATGGGGGAAAGTGGAAATGTTGCGGGAATTGATCGTTTAAATAAAAGCCTATTAGAACAAGCAAATACTTACGAAAAAATTGCTAAGGCAATGAGCAAAGCAGACATAAATCCAGAATCTCGTCCATATGAAAGTGCTCGCATTGACAAGGCGACAACTGAGGCAATGAAACGGGCCGGCCTCGGAGGATATGTGCAAACTGGACCAGCCGGTAATTATGTAATCCCGGAAGACATATCGAAAGTGATGGATGCAATTAACAAGAATAGAGATGAGAGAAGAAAAATGCAGGCTATTCTTGCTGGTCAAAGATCAAAAGCACAACAAGAACAAAACCGCCTTGACGCGCAACTTAAGCCAGGCCCTATTGATTTATCTGCTGGTCAAGATACGGATAAGAGCAAAAGAGAACGGCAATTGCGTGATTTTCAAAGTGAAGCAATTGAGCAGTTAAAAGTAAATGAAAGAATTGCACAAGCAAAATTAGAACAACAGCGACAATTAGAAATTATTGACGAAACAGAATATGAAATTGCTTCTGCATCAAATAAACGAAAATTTGAACTATTGGTCATTGATCAAGCATTAGCCGACAAAAAAGCAGGAATTGGCGACTATGAAGCCTCCATTCGCGCAAAGCAGTTAGCAGTATTTGAACAATTGGCAGAAAACGAAAGACAACTGGTCGAAGAAGAATATCAGACATCTATAAAAGGTGCCAAACTTAAGTTGGCTCGTCCGTTCAAGGAAGGCATCAGGGATGAGAATATTGAAATTAAAAAACAAATGGTACTTTTAGGTAATTTAAGAAATGGTTACGATGGTCTTACTGTCGAGCAAGAAGCTAATTTTATTATTGAAGATAAAATTAGAGAGTTGAAGACTAAACAGCAAAAGCTTATTGAAACCGAAATTGAGAACCTAAAAGAAGTAACACTGGAGCGAATTAAAGCGGCGCGTGCATTGCAGATAGAACAGACAATTAAAGGTCTCCGAGATCAACTATCCTTATTGAGAGCGATTAGCGAAGAAGAACAGAAAAGACTTAGGATTGCCCAAGAAAACAAAGACGCTACGGCGGAGCAGTTAAATCTCATTTACGATCTTGAGAAAGTTCGCGACAACATTAAAGCTGTCCGCGAGACCATTGATAGCTTTGTGACTGACACTTCTTCCGACTACAAAGGCTTCCTCAAAGAAGTCATTAGTGGCGAAGACGCAGTGGAATCTCTTAAGAAATTCCAAGAAGCCCTCAAGGATCGCACGCTGACCATTTTCCTTGATTTTGCCATGGCTCCAGTGGAAAAATTCTTCAAAGAGGGACTTTCTAAGTTTGCCATTGAAAAATTCTTCCCGAAAGGCGCGATTGAAAATATGCCTGAAGGAACGAAGCCTTCAACTACTCCTATTGAGGCTCAAGATAAGAACACTGCAGAAACCAAGCTCAACACAGAAGCGATTAAGGCCAATACTGCTGCGATGACTGGGGCCGGAGGTGCCGCAACAGGTGCCGGACCATATGCGTCTCAGTCTGGTGGCATGTTCTCCTTGGATTACGCTAGCGGAAATGCGCTTCAGATGCCAGAGCTTGGCTCCCTCACTGAAAGCGCCAATGCTTACGCAGAACAATTAGGGCAAGTGGACGCTTCAGTTTGGAATAGCGCAATGACAGTAGGCGCCGCCGGTGAAGAAATGGGACCAAATGGTGCTGCTGGTAAAACTTGGCAACAAAGTCTTGCTGGTGTTGTTGGCGGCATTGGCATGGCTGCTGGCAGCATCATGGGCATCATGGCTGGTATTAATCAAATCAAAGAAGGAGGCACATCTAACGTGCTTGGCGGCATTGGCATGATTGCCTCTATGGCTGGGAGTCTTCTTGGTGGATTTAGCGGCATGTTTGGAGGCGGATCTGTTGGTCAATTCGGAACCAGCTCTTCTTTCAACGGCACTGCAGATGCGCTTGGGGCTGCACCTTTTGCGCCAAAACTAGGTGCAGTCTTTGCCAATGGTGGCATTGCCAGGGGAGGTTTTAGGGCATTCGCCAATGGAGGAGTTGTGGGCGGTCCAACTCTTGGCCTAATGGGCGAAGGCAAGTACAACGAAGCCGTTGTCCCACTCCCAGACGGTCGTTCCATTCCCGTGCAGCTTGGCGGACGTTCTGCCCGTGACCTCATGGGCAATGGCGCCCCAGGCATGCCTCAAGCACCTTCTCTGAGCATGAAGTTTGAAACGACTAAGATTAATGGCGTAGAATACGTTAGCCGGGAACAGTTAGAGCAAGCAATGGCAGAAACTCGCCGTGCTTCCATTGCAGGTGGTGCTCAACGAGGCATGTCAATGACGCTTGATAAGATTAAGCAAAGCCCCTCCACTCGCTCTAGCATTGGTATCCGCTAATGGCAATATTTCCTTCTATTAGGCCAACTGGACGTTCTTATTCTCCAGGACAATTTCCCACGAAGGTTTATCGTGGACTTTCAGGAGCAACCGTCAAGCGAGTGTTTGGCAATCGGTCATTTGGTCATGCCATTGATCTTCAGTTTGAAAATATTTCTGACGCTAATACGAAAGCCATTCTTGATCATTACTATGGCCAGTTTGGCAGCTATGCTCGCTTCACGCTTCCCGATGATGTGTTTTCTGGCATGAGCACAACGCTAAAAAGCGTTGTGCAAGCGCCAACAAATATCCTCTGGGAATATGCTGAGCCTCCGCAAGTAGAAAGCGTGTTCAATGGACGCAGTACTGTTACAGTGCGCTTGATTGGCGAGCTTGATTATTCTGGCGTTTGATCATGGAAACCTCTGTTCACATCGCTCATTTTCTTTTTATTGAAACGGCTAACAAGCAATCGCACTATTATCAGAATTATTTCTTTGGCAAGGATTTTACTGCAGTATCAGTACCAGGGTCGGCATCTCCCGTTTATCGTCATGCTCCGTTTCGCGTGGAGGGAGCGTTGTCTTCATTAAATGGAGAAAACAGTTTATTGCGCGTTTTATTTCCCCATAGTGCTTTTACCATTGCACTTGTTGAAAATGGAGAAGGCAATCGCCTTAGCAAGCTTTCCCTAAAGACAGTATGGATGGCAACCACTGGTTCTATCACTGATTACAGTAGCTATACAAAAACTGCTGAATACGAAGAATTCTATGTGGGTGTTGGCGCTTCCTTTGATGATACGACTGTAGAACTGCGCTTTAGGAGTGCAATGGATAGTGTGGGTGCATCTTTTCCAAGGCAAACGTTCTCGTCCAAGAATGTTGGGTTCTTACCATTGAACGCGGAAATTAGCCTGCGATGAATGATTTAATTGGCTTGCAATATGAATGGGGCGCAAGTCCAGATGATGGCAATGGCAAGTCTGATTGTTTTCAACTTTGCTGCACTATTAGGCGCAGGCTTGGATTGAAAGATTACGCTCCAGCTTTTGCATGGGCGTATAAAAAATATAACGAAGACAGTTTTTCTGCTCGACTATTACTTCGATGGCTGAAGGATAATTGCTTGCCCATTGACTCACTGCAAAATGGTGACGTTGGCATGTGTATTGAGAAAGCAGCATTAATTACGGTTGTGGATGGGCGAGCTTTTTGCATAGCTCCCAAAGGAAGAAGCGTTAGCATTGAATGCGATGAAAGCGTATTATCGTACGCATATTGGTTCAGACCGAGATAGCAATGCGCAAGCTTCTTCCTTACGAAAAAGCCCTGATCGATGCTCTGCAAATTTCAGAGGAAGAATATTGGCAGTTTTATTTGGCGCGATTAAATTATCGGGATCCTAAACAGGGCACTATCCTTGACATTAGAAATGAACCGATCAGCACCATTGCGCTGGTGCTTTCTATTGTCGGAACAATCGCCCAAGTGGCAGCGGCACTTCTCGCTCCCAGGCCGGACGCGCAACAAAGAATGGGACGCCAGTCCCGAAATCTTTTCTTTGCGCCTCGCTATGGCTTCAATTCTTTCCAGGAAGTGGCGCGTTACGGCGATCCAGTTAATCTTGTTTACACCAATGATTCGCAAAATCCTGCTGGCGGCGTAAGAGTTAACACTTCGCTGGTATGGTCGGCTGTGCATAGTCTTGGGTCTAGCCAGTTCATGCAAATGCTTTCAGTAATTGGCGCTGGCCCCATTGAAGAGCTTGATTATAGACGCACTGCCTTTGGACAGATACCATTAAGAGATATTCCAGATCAACGCCTATGGCTTTATGCTAAACCAGAAGGCGGGCCTCTTCGCTTTCTTGACAACCAATACCCAAAACCACTAAATGAAGATGACCCGTCACGAGAAGGTATTACGCCTTCCGACGGTGTTTATAAGACAAACACTGCTGGGATTAAAAGGCCAGAAGGATTTAGCCAAGCTTTTTCTCCAACCACTGCCGCTTCATTAGGTGTATATGACGTGGTGCCTATTAATGTGCAAGTAGAAGACAGGGATGACGAAGGCAGGGAAGATCGCGATAAGCTTGGAATTACAATGACAGACAGAGGACAATACTGGCCACAAAGCTGGCCCGTCGTGGAAGTACGCCCTGCATTGCCAAAAGGAGAAAGGTTGACAATTGTTTTCAACGAAGAAGATGGCAAACGCGTTGACGAAGACGTAGAAAGGGCTGCCGTTGATTTGCGTAGTTCTTATATTACTGTTTTTGATTCAGCTAGTTTATATAAACTTGGCGCCGCTAAGTTAAAGATGATTTCTAGTAATATTAAGGACGATGTTGACATTGAAGGTCAATTTACTTTTAAATGTATAGAGCCGGGGGTGTTATGTGAAGAAGATTACAAAACTTTAAATTATCAAGAAAATGGCGAGGAATTAAAAGCAAAGAAAAAAGAATTAGAAAATCGCATCATTTACTTGCTTTCAATTAAAGGCGAAGCTTTTGGTAATAAAATTAAAGGTGCAACTGCTGATCAAATTAACCAGTATGCCCAGAGACTGGCAGAGTTAGACGAAAATATTTTAAAAGCATCGGCAATTAGAAAAGGAGATTTATCGTCTAAAGATTTTAGAGATCTTTTAGATGAGACAGGCGCCTTCCAAGATGTAAATAGACAAATTAACAGCTTGGAAGATGACATTAGAGAGCGCAACAGGATTATTGACGCCCGCCGTGAAGAGCTAGAAGACATTAACTCTGCTATTCAAGATTTACTAGCAGAAAGGCCTTTTACCGATAATCAACGAGACAGGATTAAACGCCTCAGGGAAAGACGCGGAGATAAAAGAGAATCTATTCGCAATCAAACCACGGCTAAAAAAGAAAGTCGCAAACAAATTAATGATCTTGTTCGTAGGCTTATGCCACGAGCCATTGAAGAAGGCTTATTTGATGAATCACCAAGAACTGATTTAAAAACTGAGCTACGTGCTATGCGCGATGAGCGTCGCACGATTCGGCGACAGATTGATGAGCTTATCAGGGATCAGCGAGACATCCCGGCAGAAACAGAAGCGCAAAGGCAATGGCAAAGGGATTATGACGAAGCAGAACGAGAGTTGAACGAGACAAAAATAGAATTAAAAAATAAAGACAACTGGAATGATTATTTTAATACTAAATGTATTGCCAAAATCAATGAAATTGAATATGAAGCTGTCACCAATTGCGACATTGTAAATTTTTGTTTTAAGAGCAAGGTATTTCAACGTATACAGGGAAGACAAAGTAAATATGCAGAAGAGGACATGCAGGGTCACAAAGACAGTGATAATGGTGTACGCAATCGCACGTCTCTATTCTGGATGCACTATAAAAAGCCTGAAGATGAGCGCTTTACAAGGATTCCATATGTACTAGCCATTCGCAATGGAAAAGAAGTGGATATTTACACTCATCTCCGTTTTTGGGCTGCATCAAAAGAGAAATGGCAATTTAAATTTGAGCCCATTGTCGATCTTCCTGCTGAGCTACGCACTCATAATGATGGGCAACAAATTGACATTCTTTATCTTCGTACATTTGGCTACGGCTTAAATGATAGACAAAAAACTATAAACATTGGAAGCGGTCATCAATTGGTTTTTCGTGGAATCATTCGCAAAACTGTTCGCTTGCGTCCAAAACTAAATCGCACGCCACAATTTGTTGACGAATGGGGACTATTTTCATTGCGTTCTGACACTCAAATTGCTTTTTCTTTTGATAGCGGACCTGAGCACACATTAACGGCCGTAACAGAGCAGCGACGTGAAGCACTTCCTCCCACCATTTATCAAGACTTGGCAATGCTTGGCTTGAATATTTATAGCGGACAGGGCGTGCAAGATTTGCGCTCCCTTAGTGCTTGGGTGTCAAAAGGAAAGAAGGTTAAAAAACTTGCTGATAATGGTGACATTTCAGAAGACATTGTATCTTCAACCAGCTTTGCTCCAGAAATTTTTCTTGATACTATTCTTGATGCAACAAATGGCATTGGTTCTTATGCAAATATTAATGGCATTGATAAAGTACGACTTGGCATTGCGCAAAAATTTTGCCGAGAAAACAATTATTACATGGACGGTGTAATTGCAGAGCCGCAGTCATGGCGAGAATTTTGGAGTACAGTTGCGCCGTATTCTCTTCTTGAATTTGCTCGCATTGGAGGGAAGGAAACACTTGTTCCTGCGGTGCCATACGATGTTTTTGGGAAAGTGACAAGGAATGTTTCTATTTCCGCATTGTTTAATCAAGGTAATATCCTTGAAGATAGTTACAAAGAAGAATTTCTTGATTATGGCGATAACACGCAAGATTTAATTGCCACCATTCTCTACCGGGACACTCAAAATGATGACGTGTTCCCTAGTAATACAAGTGTAACAATTGCACTTGTTGATGCCAATGAAGCTTTAAGTATTCGCCAAACATTTAATCTCTCTGATTTTGTTACGAATAGAACGCAAGCCTTGCATTATGGGATGCTTTTATGTCAGCAGCGAAGGCTTTCAAGGCGAGCAGTGGAGTTTAAAACATTCCCCACTGAAAGCCCTATTGAGCCTGGCAGCTACATTTATGTTCAAACCGATCAGAATCAATGGGATGATTTCCGTAGTGGCATTGTCGAGGCAGACGGTAAGCTCAATACTCCATTGGCAGAAGATCCAATTAACGGCTCTTATACGGCGCTTTTGTATAGTGGCAGTCCCAAAGAAGGAATTGTCAAACTTTCAGTGTCAGTGACAGACAGTCAATCAGCATCATTCGCTCCTTATGAAGGATGGCTATTTGTCTTGGGCAATGCAGTGACAACAAAGCGTGTTTTCCGCGTGACAGAAGTGACAATGGAAGAAGAAGGCGAAATTACCGTAAGAGCTATTGAGCATCCATGCGAAGAAATTGGAGGACAAACGCTTTCTTGGATTGTGCGCTTTGATCAGTCTTTGTACCGCATTGATTAATCATTCTTGAAAGTGCTAAGATTAAAACAAAAGCTTTAAGACGATGCCCTTTTATACTGGCCGCACTGGCAAATTAAAGCTTGGCGGAAGCGAGGTGTCCAAGGTGCGCAATTGGACGTTAGATACGTCTGTAAACATGCTGGACACCACAGCTCTTGGAGACACTGCTAACACCTTCACTCCTGGCCTGTTTAGTGCCACAGGTAGCGCTACGTTGTCCTATTACAACGGTGACACTACTGACGTGACAAATCTTCTTGAAAAGATTGCCAAGACTGGCGCCATTACTGATAGTGATGAAGTGACGCTTACGTTTGAAGTGGGAACAAGTCAGCTCTTTACGGCAGATGCTTTTATTAATAGTGCCAGCATCACATCGTCCACCGATGAACTGACTACTGTTTCATTTAACTTTACTATTAATGGCCCGTTAACTACTGTTACACTCTCTGGCACTACTTGAACCATTGCCAATTGATCATTTGCATTGTCCGTACAATGAAAGCATAGTCGCTGAAGCGAGATGACATTTTTTGTTGGCCACACTGGAATTGTTAGGCTTCAGCGCAACGCCAGCAGCAGTTTTCCTGCTGTAATTTCGCCAGCAGATATTAATACCACTCTCAATAGGTTTAGTTTTGAAAAAAGCGAAGATAATTTAATTACTGGAGATCTGATCGAAATATCAACAACAGATGCAAGAGGGATAGACTTTCTTCCATCGTCCTTTTGGGGATTACCCGAAGGGCAAAAGGCCAACAACGCAAGGGCGGTCGTCAATGTTAATAATGTTGGCGGCATTCGTCTTTATCGCAACTTTGCTGATGCCATCAATAATGTTAGAGCTGAAGAAATAACACTATCTGCTTTTAACGGTGCTGATCTGGAGGTTTCTATTGCTGTAAGAGATACAAGGTACAATACGCTTGGAAGCGTCACCTCTTTTGAGATTAATACAGACAGAGGGGCGATGGAGACAACAAGTTTATCCGATGTATTTAGACAACAGTATTCTGCAGGGCTATTAAGTGGCAATGGCAGCATTGAATGTTTATTTAGTTATGAAACAACGGGCGTTTCCGAGACTCCGTTATTATTACTTCAAATTATTGATCGTCTAGATATAGGAAGCAATTTCAAGGCGCTTCTTTCCTTGTCATCCGTCGAAAAAACTTCTTCTTTTACTGAAGAGGTGTATTACGAAGTGGAGGCAGTGATAACAAGAGCTGGTGTAACAGTGACAGCAGATTCGCTTGTTTCCTGCTCCGTTGACTTTGTGACTACCGGCGAATTTAAACTTCGCATTGGCGTGCCGTCAGAATATATTCTGAAAGAGGACGATGACGCTATTTACCTTGAACAGAGTCTTGATTATCTCCTCCAGGAAGTAACGGACTGATAATAGCTATTATCGTTTAAGACTAGACTGTATTTAGCTTTGCCCTTCTGAGAGATGGCCGATCAAAGAATCACGGAACTTGTTGAACTCTCCCAAGGGGCAGTTGCTTCTGGCGACGTATTGCCGATTGTAGACATTAGCGCCAGTCAAACCAAGAAGGTGCAGGTAAAAAACCTAATTCAGGCTGGATTTAATTTAGCGGATTCCTCGACATTAGATATTGCAAAAATCAACCAAAGTAGCACTACAAAGATTGGTGCTACTGCCATCGCGGATGGCGCCATTACCTATGCAAAAATTCAAAACGTTAGTGCTGCAGACAAGCTTTTAGGGAGATCTTCTGCTGGCAGCGGCAACGTTGAAGAGATTACTTGCACTTCATTTGCTCGCACCATTCTTGACGACGCCGATGCCGCAACGGTTCGTACCACTATTGGCTTGGGGGTTGTTGCGACTGGCAATACAGTTAACACTGCTTTAATTGAAGACGAGAGCGTTACCAGTGCAAAATTAGCAAGCGGCAGTGTAACCACTGTCAAGATTGCGGATAGTGGCGTAACAAACGCAAAGCTTGCCGCGAATTCAGTCGGCAGCATACAACTAGTTGTTAGTGGCGTAACTGCAGGAAAACTGGCTGCTGACGCTGTAGTCACCGTCAATATTGCTGACAATGCAATTACGGGCACAAAAATTGGAGTCGCTGCGGTCAGCGGCGTTCACATCGTCGATGGAAGCATTACGCAAAGCAAGCTAGCAAGTGGAAGCATTGCTACTGCTTACATCGCCGATAGCGGTGTTACGCAAGTAAAACTTGCCGCTAATGCAGTAGCCACTGTAAATATTACAGACGGGAATGTTACTGCAGCGAAACTTGCGTCTGGCTCCGTTACGCTTGCCAAGCTTTCTCTCTCCTCTGGCGAACTTTCTGGCACTCTTATTACTGCAAGCTCTATACCTTCTGGAAGCTATGCAAGTGGTTCTATTCCCACTGCTGCCATCGCGGATAACGCAGTCACTTTTGCAAAAATTCAACAAGTGGCTAGTGGAGTACTGCTTGGCAGGGCTTCTGCGGGAAGTGGAAATATTGAAGAGATTACGCTTACTGCTGCTGGCAGAGCATTGTTGGATGATGCTGATGCGAGCGCTCAGCGCACAACGCTCGGCCTTGGAACGCTAGCTACGCAAAATGGCACATTCTCCGGCACATCCACTGGCACTAATACGGGTGATCAAACCATTACTCTTTCGGGAGATGTTACTGGCACAGGAACAGCCGGATTTAGCACCACTATTTCTAATAATGCTGTAACAACAGTCAAAATTTTTGATAGCGCTATTACAACTGCAAAGATTGTTGATAGCGGAGTTACTGCAGCAAAACTTTCTGACAACTCTGCTGCAATTGTCGCTGGTTCCACTCCTACAGGTGACGGTGATTTTATTGGTCAGCAATGGCTTAATACAAATACTGGCGTTGAATATACTTGGACTGGTAGTGTTTGGCAGCGTCAAAGTGGCCTTTCGACAACTGTCGTTTCAGGAGATACTGTTTACAGTTTTGCCACTTCCTATCCTGATGCTTTTAGCGCCTCCATTGTTCCTTCTTTAAATACGCAAGTTGCTACACGCTTCTTTGCTGGTCCAGCCAGTGGAAGTGCAGATGCAGCTCCTACTTTCCGGGCTATCACGGCTAGCGATCTTCCAAAGGCCACCACCAGCGATTTAGGCGTTGCTCAAGCTGGCACTGGACTCGTTACTGTCAGTGGCGTTTTTAATCACGCCAACAGCGTGGCATCTGGCACGTATTACAAGGTGACAGTAGACGCGCAGGGACATGTAAGCGCTGGCGCAGCCAGTCTTGTAGCAGATGACATCCCTGCTCTTTCTGCAAGCAAAATTACCACTGGCACCTTTGGAAGTGGGTTTATTGCAGACGAATCAATTCTTGCTTCTAAGCTTGCCAACTATTCTGTTAGTCAGTTTGGCGAAGCGCCGCCTGTAGCAGATTTTATTGGGCAATTCTTCTTCAATCCATTGGAGAAAGACCTCTATCTATGGGATGGTAACGTTTGGAATCCAGTTGGTATTAGCGTTGGTGAGATTATTTTTGGTGGCACTTATAATGCTTCTGGAAACACGATTGCAAGTGTTAGTGCTGATGGTGCTGGAATTGGTCTTTCTGTGGGACAACCACTACCGGCTGCATCGACCACTTTTAATCGTTATTACGTTGTAGTTGCTAGTGGTGGTACTGGCACTTCACCAGCTCCTGAAACTATTCTGCAGCCGCCCGATATTCTTCTTTGCAATGGCACAGCGTGGGTAGAGCTTGATGTTAGTTCTACCTATCTATCGCAAACTGCTTCTAACGTAGCTTTTGCGCCAGCAGGAACCATTGGAAGTACAAACGTCCAGTCTGCTATTGAGGAAGTAAACACTGAATGCCGCAATGTTAACAATGTGGCTAGTGGCATTTTGGCCACTGGTTATGGTGGCACTGGAATTAATTCTTACACCAAAGGTGATATTCTTGTTGGTAGTGGCACCACATTAGTTAAGCAAGCAATTGGAACTAACGGACAAGTGCTCACTGTTAATTCTGCATTTGGCGCTGGTGTTCACTGGGTTACGCCAGCGAGCGGCACTGTTCTGTCGGTGAGTGTTAATTCTCC